TAACATATCGTCAATATCAAGAGAAGTTTGTCTGTCTAAGAAAAGCATGTTTTCTTCGATAGCCCCTTGAGAATCTAAGTTTTTAAGAATAGCATCAAACTCAGGAAGAGTTCCACCATATCCAGTAACAATATTACCTCTACCTTCAATAGCAGCAAAAAGACCTTCAGTACCTTTAGCTCCTACAAAATCAGCAGAAATACCACCAGTACCAGCAACAGATTTTTCAGCTTCAACTAAAGTCATTTCTAAGTAATCGTTGAATCTCAAACGAGTTTCACCTTCAGCTTTTAAGTACCATAAGAAACCAGAATCACCAGCTTCAGTAGCGATTTCAACCCATCCAATTTGAGCAGTGTCAGATCCATTAACTCCATATTTATCTTTAATGATAATAGGTGAGTTACTAAACTGAGTAAATTGAGGCTCAACAGTATCTGCTTGTCCACCAGTTCCTTTATTGAACTCAGATCCAAATACAAATACTTTCAAAGGATTACCAACTACAAAAGGCCAAGTAGCAGCACCAAACGGGTGTGCAGTAACTGTTGTAGCTGAAGTTCCTTTTACAATTGCTTTTGCTTCTGTACCAGTAGCAGGATCAATAATTACAATTAAAGAATTAATTCTAATAGCTTGATTTTTACCAGCAGCAATAGAACCAGCGGTGTCTTCGATAGTAATAACAGGATCGTTAGCAGCTGCAATAGTACAAGCGTTGTAAGAGATGTGTAGTCTGTTTTGTTCAGACCATACAACTTGATCAGATGTCATTGGCATTTCAGCGCCAACCATACTTAAGAATCCAGAAAGCGTACGGTTTCCATATCTTTCTACTTCTTGTTCATAAATCTCAGGTAAATACTGCTGAGAGAAATCATTTCCAGCTCCGGCTGTAAAGTCTAAATAAGAGCCAGGAGTTATTTGCCCTTTGGCAAGAGTTGGGATTAACGTCCCAAACGTAGGTGCAATAGCCATAATAATACGGTTTTAAGTTTAAAATTTCTTTTTAATTTTTAATTTACTAGAATCAACACCATTAATAACTTTTACTTTTATACCGTTTACAAAAACATCTTGACCAGACAGAGACTTCCGGGCTTCACCTGAGATATTCTTAGATTTAGCTTCGATCTCTTTAATAGCGTCTGCTTTTCCTTGTTCGTAAAACTGTTTAATTAAAGTATCAGCGTTTCTAGCTGCATACATAGCTTTGTGATAACCTACCGGATCTTTAACACTACCGTCTTCATTAAGGAACTTCCCTACAATGTTAGCAATGTTTGATTGTGTTTCAGCTACCGACTTAGGATTTGATAACTTATAATTTACTTTCTTTTCACCTAAATTAAATTCAAAACCTTTGAATTCGTTTGAAAAGATTTCGTTACTTTTAGTTATAAAATCTTGATGTTGCTTTTGTGCAGCTTCCTGCTGTTGATTATATCGGTTGAAAAAGTCTATTGCCTTTTGATCATTCGCAGACACACCAGGTCGTGACTTCACTTCCTTGTAATAATTGTCTTTTAAACTATTCAAAAAGGTTTTAGCTTTTGCTACCTCTTCTTTATACGCAATTTTCTTTTTGCGCATTTCTCTTTCGTCCATGGTGTCTTCGTCGATTAAAAAATCTTCTAACATCATGGTTACGTCTTCTCTATCTAAATGTGGTTTTGTTTTAGCATAATATTCTCTTATTAACGCCACATCGTCTACTTTAGAATAATCAGCGTTTAACCTAACATAGTCTTCTATGCTACCGCCTGTTTCATTCATAAATTTTACAAGACTATCTATGTTCTCTGGAAGTTGGGCTTGTGCTTGTGCTTCCTGCAATATTGCTTCTTTGTCTTGTAAGGTGGTGGCACTCTCGTCGCTGCCTTCCACTGTTCCTTCGGTACTACTTGTAGTTTCATCTGCTACAATTTCTCCAATTACATTTTCTTCTTTTTCTTCAACGGCGTCCCGTACTTCTTCAACCACTTTTTCGCTGTTTGTCGCGTTTTCGGGTTGTCCGACAATATCATTGCTATCATCTGTGCTTTGTTCTTGAACGGCATTTTCTTCTTTTTTTGGAGGATTAGCCAAGTCAACTTTAATAACTTCTGGCTGATCCATGTTTTTTAATCGAGGCTTCTTTTTTATTTTAAAAGTGCCTTCTTCTTTTACTTCAGACATAATATAATATAATATAAATTAATAAACTATTTTTACTTTGGATCAAATTGCTCTAAACCAAATCCACCCATAGTGTCAAAGCCAGCGGACTCAAAGTTTTTTGGTCCAGCAGCTCCTTTTCTTTGTTCAATCAGTTCTGATTGTTGCGTTGCTTGTATTTTTGTTCTTTCGTCTTTACGATCTTCCTTGTACTCTTCATTGGTTTTTTTAGCACCTTCTCTAGCTTGTGTCAACTGCATGTTAAAATCAAATTCAACTTGCATTAATTGTTGTTTTAAACTAGCTTCTGTTCTAAGCTTTTCTAATTCAAAACCAGCTTTAGCTTTTTCAAGTTCAACTTTACTAGCGTTCAGCGCTTGTTGTTTTTGCAATTCAGCGAGTGCAGCAGCTTCTGATGCTTGAGCATTAGCTTGAGCTTGTGCTTGAATATTAGCTTGCTGAGCGGCTTGCATTCTTTCTTCTTTATTTCTACGCTTTAACTTAATAGATTGATTAGCTAAATCAATATTTTTAATATTACGTATATCTATTGCATCTTCCAAGTCTATACTTCCTGACTGTAATGCTATTTGTATATTTTGTTCTAGCTTAGCTTTATCTTCTTCATCTGGCTCTAATTCTAAATAAATACCAAAGTCAAAAATATTTTTTTCTTTCATTTCAGCTAAAGCTTCAACGTTAAAAGGATTAATACTGTGTATTAAAGATGAATAGGTTAACGGAAACTTAATAGCATCAGAAACTCTAAGCGATATATTTTCACAAGTTTTCAACGTTAGATATAAGCTAGCTTGTAATATATGTCTTGTAGCTGTATTAGAATTAGCAGCAGCAAGTTTTTGTATACCTACTAAAGCATCTTTATCTGGTGTACTACCATCACGTGCTTCGTTTAATCCCGTCACATCACGTATCATTTGTAAATAATACTGGTATGTATTAATTAAAGAAGCTATTTTAGCTTGACCAGATGATGTTTGTAATTCCTGAATAGGTACTTTACCTCTATTTAAATCACCATCTTGCGTTAACGATCTACCAACTATACTACCAGTTTGAAAATACATATTAAGTGCTTCTGCTGGATTGTAATTTGTACCGTTACCTAAATCAACTTCAGCTAAGCCATCAACGTCAAGATATACACCGTCTGGTACCATTCTTGACATTACTTGTTGTAGCTTTAAATGCGTTAATTGAATCATATCAGCAAAGCTAGTTATACGGCTTACTAAAGATTCAATTCTACCTTTATACATTTTAGGAGCACAAATACTATAGTTCATTTGAACTTTTGTTGTATCTGCATATGGTCTTGTCATGTTTTCTGCAAGCTCCCATTTAAGCATTTTGTTATGACCTAATATTTTTGCACCAGAATAAAGAACCTCTATTGCTCTAAATGCTTTTTTGAAGTTATCACTTTCTGGTGGATTAAATTCGTCAGTTTTTTCAATTGCTTTTTCTAAACCAAAATCAGTTTGTTTAATTTTAAATACCTGGTTTTTAAATGTTTTGTATTCAAAATAAATAACTTGAACAGTATTATCATCATTGTTAGAATCGTAATTATGTGTGTAATTATAATGATTACTGTTGTATGATTGTATTTCTTTTAAATCCTCATTTGTTAAGTAAGGAAATTCTTTTTTAAGTTCAGGTAGTGAAATGTTTTTAACTTCGCCTACATAATATAAATCTTCAAAGTTTGGATCTTCTGTATAACTGTAAACCACATTAGCAGGGTCTACATAATCTACAGTAATGCCTTCAGCTTGATTAAAACTTGTTTTAGTAGCAGCAATACCTATAATAGTTAAATCTTCTATTAATCTTCTTTTTATTAACTGGTATTTGTTTTTATCTAAAAAGTTATTTATTAACTCTTCTTGAGATATTTCAATTTGCTGCTTATAGTTTAATTGTAAATATAACTCTAACTCTTCTTTTGATTCCGGTAATATATTTTCTTTACCTAAATCGCTTTTAGCAAAATCTATTCCTGTAGCTTGCTTGAGCATTGCGTTTAACTCTTGCTGTTGCATGTCTTGCATAACATCGGAGGCAAACATTGTTTTAGCTCTTACCGAGCCAGGATCTTGACTATATGCTTTTATTTCATGATTTCTTTGAGACATGCCGTTTACCACAATATCTACAAACTTTGGTATAACAGGTATTGGTTTCCAGTCAATGTTTAAATATGAAAGATCACCATTTATAGCGAGTTCATCTTTGTACTTTTGTATAGACTGCTCACCTCTTGCATAAAGTCTTAACCTATGAAAGTTTGCGTAGTTAAATCCATATCGGGTATTACCCCAATTGCTACCAGCTCCATCCCACCATTCACCTTCTATAGCGCGGCCTACTTGAAGTCCATAATCTAAACTATCTTTTTCTGCATCCGGTACTACCTGATCGGGAAAAGAACTTTGAGTTGTAGTATAAACCATTTATTTAATTATTTTTGAACTATATCCTTTATTATCAAATCTTTTTAAACCTAAGTTAACAGGTTTGTATTGTCTTGGTGCTACAGGTGTATACATATGTTTATTACACGCCATTATAGCTAACCCTGAACTAATTGAAGCATCATGCTTCGTTCTGTTGTTTATATTAAATTTTACCCAATCATTTAATGTCCTATTAAAGTACATATCTCCATAACCATCTTGTCTTAAACCTACATAGGTTTCTATATAAGATTCTATTGCAGCAGCGTGAGCTTGCTTAATATCTTCACCAGAGTTTGGTATACCACCAATATCTCTTTCTGTTACCGATAATTTATTATATACTTTATCAGGTCTGTTCATAGAAAAACCTCTATAACCTCTTCTTTTAAAATAATATAATAATCTAGGTTTATTATTTTCTGCTAGTATTGGCATACCATAAAATATACATGCCATTAGTACATCTTCAAAAAATATTTCAGCTGTTTGAGGCCTGGCTACGTATTCTAAAAAAAATCTATTTGGCGGCACATCTTCCATACTAAACTTAGTAAGACCATGCAGTGCGCCATTAGATCCTCTTTTATCTACTGTACCAGAAATATCATAACTATCGCAACCGAACGCACCTAAATGCTCATTACCCGGAGCTTTAACTCCATTCTTTATAATTACACGGTTTTGCAAATGTTTAGGTGGAATCCAAGAAATATAAAATCTTCCGCTGTTATTTGGTACAAATTGTACCTGTGTATCTTGAACTCCGTCTACCCAGTGAAAACTTCCACGAGTAACTATTTCTGTATTTCTTAAATCCCCATTATAATCTATTTGCTCATAAAGCTTAGTTAGATTAAATAAAGATTGTTTTGCTTCATCTCTAAAAGCATGTTCCTCTGTTCTAGGAAACTGCCTGTAAAATTCGTTTAAAGCGTCTTGATCATCTTTTAAACCTTCAGCTTCATTTTGCCAGTGCTCTATTACACCAACTGCTATTTCTTCACCATCGATACCTTTGATCGGTTTTTCTGGTGTATCGAAGACAGGTATTCCATAAGAATCAATGAATCCTTCGTAGTTCCACTCCATAGGAATGAACAAAGAATATAATCCTGAACTAGTCTGTCCATTGCGGTTTCTTTTTGTAACATCTGATTGGTAATATAGTTTTTTAAAATTTTCACCTCCTTTGTCGAGAGCATTTGATGTTGATCCCATCATACACTTACCTACAATTTTAGATCCCAATCTTAAACAAGTTTTTGTAACTCGCCAGTTATTTAATATGTTATCAGGTCTTTCCCACTTACCACTTTCATCATGAGCTAATAATTTTAGCTTTTCACCATCATAAGAGTTATCACCTGTGTTTTTCCAGTTTATTGTCGTGTCAAGTCCTTCGAGTTCGTCGGGGGTATCATTTTGATCCAGTTTCCTTCTAGTGAGTTTTGAAGCTGGTACCCTGTAAGCGAGCTCTGTTTTCGGCCTATCCATTCCGTCCTGTATCGGTTTGAAAAAGAACGGGTAGTTGGCTGAAATAGGGACGACCTTATCTGTAAACATTGTTTTTGCATCGCTACCGGACTTGGATAGTATTCCGAATCTTGCATCACTGGATATGGTTGCTTGGTTAACAAGTTCTCCTGAAGCCATAAACGAGAATCCTGATCGTCTATTTTTAAGGTAACACATTCCGTAGCATCTGGCATCGGCTTTACAAGCTTCCCAGAATATAAAGAATATTCGGTTTGCTTCCCTATAATCTGGCTTCCCAACATCAATCTTTGACCACTGCAAATACATGTAGTGAGTACCAGTAATGTAAATAGGCTTGTCTTTCTGTAGGAAGTGAATACCCTCATCACGTCTCCTAAATTCTTCGTTAATATAATCATACCACTTTTCTTTAAAGTCGATCGGATATTGTTTCCAATCAAATACACTTTTTATTCGTTGTAATTCTTTAGGGTACTCTGATGGCACCCAGGTTTTTTGTTTGTTAGAAATTACATCTTGTTCAGGCGGTAAACCTATAACTAAATCTTGTATTTTAACGACTTCGCCAAGTAATCCATTTTTACTAATTATAACAATGTCATGTTCCTTGTTATAACCGTATTGCCATTTCTTGGACTTATTAAGGCGTTTTACCACCTGAGGCTTGATATAATCTTCTAATGTTTCAATTAACGTTTGTTGATACATTACCTAGATCTACTTTCAGCAAACCCAGCAAAAGTATCTTTTTTAGTTTCTTTCTTAGGTTTGTCGTTTAACATATCTTCTTCGTCTTGTATACGTTGTAGTATTTCAAACGCATCAAAGATTGCTAATTTTTTTGTAGCTGCTGCATTTTTTAATCTGTCAGCCGTAATATCATCACCTGAATCTACTATCGGCTCTTCAGCTACTTTAATCAATTCCTCAACTGCTTTTCGCCCAGCTTGGATTATATTCTTTTTCGTTTCCTTTACGCTCATATTTAATAACAATATCATTAGATTCCATACAATAAAGTCTCTCATCATCGATGATAAACTCAAACTCACCAAACGGTTTAAATCCTACCAGGTCTTCTGGGTTGATTTTAAGCTTGTTTAACGAGCTATTACCAATTTTTAATATACCAATATGCTTTTGCTCTTTTTGAGTTGTTAGATTGCTTGTTTCAAGTATGGGTTTTATAAAACAATAATCTAAATGTGCATACCATTTATCAAAATTTTTATACGCATATATTTGTTCAGGTGATACTAAGTACATATCATCTTTAAAATACGTGCTACTTCTTTTTTCTTTTCCCTTCATATCATAGTAACTTCTAAACACATTGTGATGTATCATTACTGTGTCTCCCACCTGTATGGGATTACCGGGATATACGCTAGGCGTAGCTAAAACTACAGCTTCTTTACTAACGTGACGAAAGCTCTCTATACTAGTATTTAATAAGAGGCTACTGTCGCCTATTTTTTTAGTGTTTTTATATAAAGAATCACAAGGAGCTACAATAAAATTAGATACGCTTTTCATTAATATTCAAGATCGTATTCTACAGATATTGCCATATTGCTGTTAAACTTTTTCCACGGCATTACCTCATTGTTCTTTTTTATAAATATATTATAAGAAGCATCTTGATCTTCAAATAATATTGCATTGATAGTGTGACCACCGTAAACAGACTGCCCTACTGAATAGTGCATTGCTTCATTCTTGTAATCAGCACCTATACTGATTTTACGAATTTTGTTGTCCATTATTTTTTATTTCAGTGTAACTACCGTCTCTTAGATCTATATTAACTGCGCCATACTCTTTTTCTAGCTCTGCTTGAAATTCTTGTATTTCATGACTAATAGTATGAAGCGCATGAAGCAATGAATGCTTTTGACCTTCTAAGTCTCCTATATCTGTAAGTAATTTTTCCTTACTAGACATTTGATCTAAAATTCTTTTTAACTGATCTTCTTTAATTTTTGCCATTTGATTAAATTTAAATTAATTGTTTTTACTTTTTAATTGTTTGGTACTTTTCAAAACCGCGTGAACCAAAATACGCTACATATATCGTGACTAATAAAGTTTTTAATAATTCGACCCAAGAGCTATCTATATCGAAAGCTATATCTAATGAGTCAAGTATAATATACAATGTTGTTATAACTGTTAAGTATATTAATGTTAATGGCCTTGTGTTTTTTGAAAGCCATGAGTCTGATTTCATATCAGAATCCCAACGCTTTGAAACATTTTCCATTTCTATTATATCCATCTCTAACAACTTTAAAGCTGTTTCTTTATCTTGAGGTGGTAAATCTGGGTCTTTATCTATTAGATTTTTAACAATACCAAACACGCCTTTGTCTGGTAACACATCTCCGATCGTAT